ATAATTTTGATTATGAAGGTTATGCAAAAGACCTTGAACACTCTTACAATGTGATTAAGCTAGATAATTATAAAGTGGCTGTATTTCATCAATATTAGGGGGGATTTATGAAAGATTATAATTATAAATTTAACAAGGACGGGCAGTTAAAATACAAAATTATTGCAGGCGATAAAAACAAAGGAATTATTTTTGCCGAAAATTTTATTATGTTTATATCTGTCCTTTCTGTTTTAGGTGGTGTTTTATTTTTATTAATGAGAGGTGCAATATGAAGGATATTTTTGGATTTTCAAAAGCAATCAATACAGATGTTATTGATCAGCTAGATAACGAAAAGTTAAAAGAGCTTGAAAAAATATTAGATAAAATTAAATAATACTTTTAATTAACTAATACAAGGCGGTATCAATTACCGCCTTTTTTATTGCCTTTAATTTATTAGACTAATTGTAAGGCGTTTTAAGGGCATATTTATATAAACATATACAAATGCATTAACTAAGATTTTAAATGTAATACAGAGCTTAAGAGTCATTTTTATGTTTTTGTTTCTTGCTGGTGGCTGTGTTGTTGCTGGTTGCTGATCTTGTTTTTTTTATCTTTGTATTTTTTTAATCTTTAGCTTTTTTTTTAATAAATATAAATTTGCATCAAGTAAGTATTTGCCTTAAAAATGAATTTGCACCTAAACAAAATTTGCACCTAAACAAAATTTGCACCTAAACAAAATTTGCACCTAAACAAAATTTGCACCTAAACAAAATTTGCCTCAAACAAGTATTTGCCTTAAATAAGTATTTGCCTTTTGTTGTTGACATATAATGTATTTGCATATATATTTATTTATACATTATACAAGTAAGGAGGTATATGATGAAAAAGTATGAAGTTTTAGTTGATATAGTTGAAAGTCATGTATTGACGATTGAAGCTAAAGATGAATATGAAGCAGAAGATTTAGCTGAAAGTGATGGTTGCGATAATGAGCCACATTATACAGAAGTTAAAGTTGTTTCTATTAAAGAGGTGAATGATGAGTAGATTAAGAAGTTTTTTGATGCAAGACTTGAAAGAGATAGATCATTCTTTTCAAAACATAAGAGAAGCAATAAATTGCAAAATTTATTATCAAAAACATACGCTTTTAGCAAAAGATATTGAAAGATTAGAGAGATTTATTATCTATTGGTCTAATCATGCTAAAAATATAGGTGAGGCAAATGATGAGTAGAAGAATAGTATCAACAAAAATATTAGTTGAATGGAGTGATAGTCCAAAGATGGAGGTATTGCTAAATGATATGCCAGACTTTGTAGCTATTGCTTTTGATGAATGGTTAAACAGAATTGAAGCAGAAGAAAATGTTAAGGAGGTTAATGATGAGTAAGCTAATAACTATAAGAGCATACAAATTTGCAGAACTCAGCGACAAGGCTAAAGATAGATTTGTTAATGAAATGTGGGATATGCCCTTTGAAGCAGAAACAGGTGAGTATGATTCTGATGGCAACATGATTATTGAATATGACTATTTTGGTGAATGGGATTTAGAAGAACAAATAGACTATTGCGAAATGAATGAGTATTTATTTAATAAGTATGGCGAATTGGTTGGGCATTTAGAGGAGGTTAATGATGAGTAAAGAAAAAATATATGAGCATGGGTTTGATGACAAATACATGGGAGATCATAAAGGACAATGGGATGCATGGTTTATAAGTGATTTGCTTTGTTTGTTAAATGGTCATGTTGTATGCACTTCTAAGAACTATGTAGAAGTGGCTACAGAAGATTATAAAAAGAGAATTTGCATTTATGTTGATAAGGGTAAATTTATAACTTATATAAATTTAGATGATCTTAATAAATATAGTTATACACAAAAAGATTATCTAGCCTTTCAAGGGTTTTGTAATAAATATAATTTTAAATATGAGGAGTGGTGCGATGAGTAAATATTATTGGGAAAATGATACATGGGCAGATATTGTCCATGAGAATGGCGAAGTGTTTGATGCTAACTTATGGACTTGTGATAAATCTGGTAGGCAATACATTTCTTTTTATGAAACTTTTAATGATGAATATAGGTTTCGTAGAACTGATGGTGTATCGCCTGTAGCAACTTTTAGAGTAATTGAGGAGGACTAATATGGAAATTAGAATATGGGGACATGAGTTAAAAGAAATGATTAAAAATCACGTAGAAATAGCTTATGGATTAGACTTAGAAGATAAATGTTTAGATATGCAAGAATTATCTTTACAATATTTAGAAAGAGAAATAGTGCATAAAAAACATGGTAATGGCAGGGTTAAAAAAGATAAGGATGGGTGCTGGGTAATAGACGAAGATAAAACAAAATGGATTACTAAATATGCCAATATTGATGATGATGCAGAATTATGCATCGTTGTTTATTAGATTTGCTTTAGCCAAACCTACGTTTGATGCGTCTAATCATTTGTTTATTGATTTCTTTATACATGTTGTTCTTAACAACTTTATGAGACAACTTAAAGAAGTCAATAAACTTTTTATGTTGAATAAATGGCGTAAAGGCTACTAGAAGTTCTAAACCTTCACGTCCTTTTTTACCTGTTCTTTCCCAGACACCATATCTTTTTGAACCTTTACCTTTTGGCACTCCAACAAACCTACTACCCTTTCGGCCAGATACTTTTGTTTTATCTATTCTTTTCAATAGACCTTTTTGCGTGACTATATTACCAAAAGCGTTTACTCTTTCCTTACCTTCACCAGCAGGAGATGGATAGCCTTGCCTCCTTGCTGGTTCATTATCACCTGTATATAAATAGTATAAAAACTTAGTAGCATAGCTTTTCACTCTTACAGTTGCAGATAATTGATTTTTTTTAGGTTTAGCAAATTTACTCATTACTATTGCTGTGTAAGTAGTCTTTCTGTGTTTAGAATTTTGCTCAAACAGTTTTTGCCTTTGTGCGTTAACAACTTTAGCGCCTGTAAAATTTATGCCTTCAGACATAACTTTTAAAAAGTCTTTCTTTTGCAACAAAGTCATTTTCTTTTCTATGTCTTTCAAATTTGTTTTTATTTGTATATCCATTTATAAATTTGCCCAATAAGATTTGCCCTGAAATTTAAGGCCATACTCTTTTGCTTTTTTTAAAATAGTAAATTTGCTTTTACCTGTAGACAAAGCTACTTCATTTACTGATTTGCCTTTGTCTATGTAGCTTTTAAGTATTTGCCTTTCAAGTTTCATAAATTTTTATAATAATCTATTAGTTCTTTATAATAAAAATGTCCTTTTTCCAAACACTCTATATTACTACCTTTGAACTTATGCCTATGTAAATACTTAATAATATTACCCTCAAGATAATATGGAAAGCCTGAGCCTAATTGTTGTCTAATATAATCTAAACATTCTACTTTACCTTTATTGTAATGTGGTGGTTTATTTACCATGTCAGCCATTTTTAATCCTCCTAATAATTTCACGTTTACATTTAATTCTTAACTTTGCATTTGCCCTTTCACTTTTCATTATCTCCTCTAACTCTTGATAAGATGAGTTCTTTATATAAAAGTGTTCTATTGTGTATTTGCCTGTCTTTCTGTCGTAGTGCTTTACGCTTGGCTTTAATTTTGTTGGCATCTTTAAATATTTTATCCCAATTTTTATCTATCTTTTTTTTATCTTCCTTTCTACGCTTACTACCCTTACCTGTCATAATTTACCTTTTCAAAATTTGCATCTCCAAAAGATTTTGTAAGACTTTCTTTAATTTGCATAAAATCTGTTGGTATCATTCTAAATAATTCTTGCATACTAAAAAAGACTGCATCGGCATCTAAATTATAATTTTTTATCATATTTGCCTTTTCATCATCATAATCGCAGACTAAAGCATATTTGCCTTTATCATAATCATAACATCTAATTTGCGGTTGCAACTCACAAAAGCCATTTGCCTTTATATTTTCCTCAAGTGCATCATAAGCTCTATACATCATTTCAATCATTCTGATTTGCCTTTTTGCATTTTTCTTTTGTAATGCTTCTTTCAATAACATATTTGCCTTTGTATATTTAATTTCTAAATTTACACCGACCATTTTATAAATTCTCTTTTTGCTTCCAAATTTGCAAAAAAAATCTTTTTCATACTTTCTCAGTATCTTTAAAGCCATTTGCACGTCTTTGTCTAGTTGGGTGTTCATATTCTTAATTATGCGATCATTAGTTTAGGTGTTTAGGTGTTCCTATAGGAACACACCTACACCCACCTAAAATAATTAATGATTTGCACCTAAACATACCTAATTTACACCTAACCTACACCTAATCAAACTTAGGAGCTAATTTTGCATATTCTTTGTGTTGATAGCCTTTGTATGGAACATGCTTCACTAATTCTTTGTTCTTTAACTCTTTTAATCTATCTTGTATAGAGCCTCTTGTCATATCCTTATCGCCATCTTTAATTCTGCCAACAAGATCATCAGCTAAATACAATTTACATTCTGGCTCATCAGGATCATCAATCTTCGCTAACTCCAATAATGCATTTAAAACTATTTGCTGTTTATCAGTTATTTCTGAACTTAGCGCTTCATGTGGCATATCTTCTTCATCAACCGCTATTAGCACCGCAGATTTTTTGTCTTTGTCTTTGCCTAAATCAGCAACAGTCTGCATTTTAAAATTTAATGTTGGCATATTCATATCTTCTTTATTTAGTGTCTGTGTCATCTTTACATACATAACTTTATCCTCAACTCCTAAAAAATCACCATC